ACGAGACAGTTCCATCCTTGTGGGCCTGCACGTGGAACGGATATTCGTCCATGTGAGCAAAACAGAAATTCGCCAACTGCCTCGCCGAAGTGATCTTGCTGATAGTCAACTTACGCCTCCTTTCAAAAGACAATCCCACCTAGCAGCATCGAAGCTGCAACCACGCCGACCGTGCAGGTGGTTTCCATGACAAACACCGCCAGAACAGACCAAGTCATATCTCGCCGCATCTCAACAAGGCTCGCCATGCCTGACCCTAATTCAATCCCACTCCGCACCGTCGAAGGTGCTGCCGTGCCTATCACGAGAGTGGTTCCTTGCCCAAGCATGACAAGCCTGGACATGCCCTGCCGAGCCGCATCCTGACCGACCGGAACCGGCCATTCCACAACCCAGGCAAGATTCGTTTGCTTGTTACGCACCGACAGTCTCTCGCTCACGGCGAGCCTTCTTGATCGTGACGTTCTCGACCTTCTCGGCAGTAAACCGACCACAGCGAGGACGCCAATCGCACAGACCGACCTGCGTGCCAGCAGAGTTGACCCAGCGGTCGACCTGCTCCTCATTGACGACGGAGTCCTCGTACTCGACCTCGATGACTGCCGACCAGTCCTTGAAGATCGGGCGAGTACGCATGATGCGACTCATGCCGACCTTGACGCCGACGCAGTTGCGGAACTCTTCTTCCTGCCACAGGCCGTCAGCGTCGCGCGGGCCGTCGTACAAGAGCACGGCGTGCTTTGGAACGAAACACGCCGACTTGGCGATCTTGCCTTCCTTGGTGATCTTGGCGGCCGAGTACAGCGTGGCCTCGATGTTCTCGCCTGGGATAACAGGCCCGCTGTCCTCGTCCATGTACAGGCCGGCCTTGAACTCGATCTCGGCCATGCGCTCAAAATCGGCGTCGGTCTTCTTCTTCTTGGACGTCACCTGCTTCAGCTGCTTAGAGGCAGCGGACAGCGGGTTTGCGAGAGCTCCATTGTGCATGATCAGAGGCGCGTCGCCTGTGATCCGATACGTCAACGTCTTCCAAGCCATAGAACACATCCTTTCGTGATGTAAACCCTTTAGAAACACAACCAACAGTTACCGGCTGACCGTCGTAACGACGGAACCGGATTACGCTCGTGACCGCTTCGTGGCACTGACAGCAAAGCGTTATCAAGTCGCGTTGCACGTCCTCTTTCATAAAGCGTTCGTATGTTTTGTGATGCACTTCAAGCCTCCACAGTGATCCGTCGTGAAGGCACGTCTGGCACTGGTGGCCGTCAATCTCAAGCCGCTCCTGCCGCTTGCACAACCAGGCGTGGCTTCCGATGTATCTCTCGTAGTTCTGTTCGTGCGGCCTCATGCCACCCTCCATTCCCTCTCGCCCCGTCCACTCGCACTCGCCACAAGCCGTCCCGTCTCAACGATCCTCCCAGCCCGTGCAAGCTCACCGAGTCGCTTGTTGACTTGGTGCCCCAGCAGCCCACATCGAGCAGCGATGCCTGACGCCCCGGCTGGGCCGTGCGACAGCGACTCAAGGATCGCCGCGTGGTGCTCGCCCTGGAACGTCTTGACGCTTGCGGCTGCGGCCTTGCTCGTCACCGGATCGGTGCGGCGAAACAGCGGCAGCGTGTCTTCGATGTCTGGCGTGATGTAGTGGGGGCGGGTCATGCAACAGCCTCCGGTGCATCAAACAGCGTCCTGCTGTTCGCCTGGTGCGTCCGCTCTGCCTTCGCCAGATTCTTCAATGCCTGAGCGTGGTACTCGGGCTTCAGTTCGCAGCCGTAGAAGCGGCGGCCTTGCTGCAGCGACACGTATCCCTCGCTGCCTATGCCGGTGAACGGCGAGAACACCACCTCACCGGGATTGCTGTACAGCCTGACGAGCCTGTCAATGACATCCAGCTGAAGCGGGCAGATGTGCTTCGTGTCCTCTTCGCTGCGTGCCTCTTTGACGTTCAGCGTGTTTGTCTCGCGGATGTCGCTCCAGCAGCATTCAGCCCAGTCAATCCACTCGTTGCGTGAAACGTCGCCATCGGAGTCGATGGCTACTTCGTTCTCGCCCGGCGCACGGAACTTGATGAGGTAGTCGGGCAGGCATCCACGCTGCTTCGCCCTGTCGCTCTCCAAGCCAGCGAACTGCAACTCACGGCTGCGGGTGCGTATTGCCTGTGCCTGCGGATTCTTCCGCACCACCCAGTCATATTCGTAGACGAGCCCGGCACGCTCGCCGAGGCGGATGTTGAGTCCACGGTAGTCGTGCAGGCCGACTTCGCCGGAACGCTTGAGCCTCGGGATCTGCATGACGTGGACGACGACAGCCCGGCCAGGCTTCAGCACGCGGGCCAGCCCGCGAAAGAAGTAAGACAGGTGTATCTTGGCTTCGCCTTTCATGTTCTCGCTGTTGCCGATGTCCTCGGCCTTCGAGGTGTACGAGAACAGGCTCGGGAACGGCGGCGAGAAGACAGAGAAATCCACCGAATGCGGCGGCATTTCTTCCAGCATGTGCGGGATGCAGTCGCCATGATGAACGGCGTACTTCTGGTCAGTTGGTAGAAGATTCATGAAACATTTCCTCCTGCTCTCGGGTGTCGGCCTCGACGCGACGTGCCTTACGCAGCACGTTCTCAACCATCGGGCGTTCGATGTCGGTCACTGGGATATGCACGTTCAGCGGGCGAGTTGATCCAACTCGGTTGGAACGCTTAACAGCCTGGTAATACTCCTCGTAGGAGTCCTGCAATCCGCTGAACACTTGCCGCGTGCAGATTTGCAGATTGAGTCCGAAGCCGAGAATCTTCGGCTTGGTGATGAGCACCTTGATTCGTCCAGCCTTGAACTCGTCAACGAGCCGCTGGCGTTCGTCCTGTGGCGTCTTGCCGTCGATGCTCGCAGCATCCGGCATCATCGCGGCGAGCATGTCCTGCTCGTCGTTGTAGCGGCACCAGATGATGGTGCTTTCAGTCGGCCACTCTCGCACCATGTCAACGATGTACTGTGGCTTGATGCTGCTTTCGCACTTCGCCATACGCGAGAGCTTCGCCCTGGTGGTAATGCCGCCGAGTTGCGTGACAAACAGCTGCCCGGTGATGGCTTGAACTGCTTTGTCCTGCTCGGCAGAAAGCCGCACGTCGTCAATGTGGACGTGAATGGGCGGGATGTTGTGGACGTTGTCGGCCCAGCCGTAGGTGCTCGGGTCAGTTAGAAAGATGCACCAGTGAGACAGTGCCTTGTAGAACGGCCTCAGTGCGTGCGGCTTGAGTTCCCATCGTTCCATCGTCTGCCCGCGATTGATGAAGAACTTCGCGAGGAACGAATTGACGTTTGGGAAGGCGTCCAGAAACACGGCGTGATTCGCGTACTCAATGCGGTCATTGGGTGCCGGCGTGCCAGTCAGTGCCAGCTTCCATTCCACGCCTGCCCCGATGCGTAGGCACACCTGGCCCCATTTGCCGTAGTGACTCTTGAGCATCGACGACTCGTCGAGGATGAGCCCGCCGAGGTTGCCGTCTGGCGTGTCGTCACGCAGTGCGTCGTAGTTCGTGATGCCGAGACGCCCGCCGGGCTTCTTCATCCACTTGGCGAGATCCTTGGCGGCTACCTGCTCGATGGGCAGCGTGTCGCCGTAAAACTTCTGAGCCTCGGCAATCGTCTGTGCCACCACCATGAGCGGCGACACAATCAGCACCGGCTTTTTCGGGCACGCCTCGCGGACGTGCCGAGCGAACTCCAACAGCATCAGCGTCTTGCCAAGCCCGCAGTCAGCGAAGATGGCGTATCGCTTCTTCTCTACTGCCGTGCGGACGATGTCGCGTTGGTAGTCAAACAGGCCAGGCCGAGGCTCGTAGGCTGACGTCTTTGCCTTCTTCGCCTTAACGCCGATGTCGCCTGCGTACTCGTCAGGGAACCACGCCATCCTGCCGTGAATCTCGTATCGCGGAAGCGACTTGATGCGGAGGAACTTGCGGTATGAGTCAATCGTGTCGTCAAGATAAATCTGCACTGGGAACCCTTTCCTGTTGTGTATTGGCCCCGTCTCGTGGGGCATCCCGGCTGCGTTACCCGTTGGAGTCGGGCCGCAGCTGCGGCAGTTACTCGCCACCGATCCGCTGGGCGGCCAATGGTGCCTTGGATCGCAGCACCTACGGCAATGGCGTGCCGGTCGCTAAGTCCCTTCTCGATCTGCGTGGAAAATCTGCTCGTCTGTCATCCTGTGCGTGCGAGTCCCGAGCGGTGCCCGCAACGGCGGCAGGTTTTGCCACCGTTCCGATGCCGCTCGTCGTTCTGCCTCTTCCGCCTGGTACTGCGGGCTGTTGACTTCCTCGATGTCACGGTCAAGCCGGTCAATCAGTTGCCTGTGCCTGCGGTTCGCCGTCAGCCGGTCCTCGTCAGGTTCGTAGTCGTCCATGACTGTGCCTTTCCTCAGAACGGGATGTCATCGGCACCAGCCGCAGCCTTGAACGTCGCCGCAGCCTTCTGCGGGAGCGTCTGACGCTTGGGTGCTGCCGGCTTGGCGACCAGCGGCACGTACTTCTTCACCACCGCCGACACGTTGCCAGACTTGGACGTGTAGTGAACGACCTCGACCGTCACTTCCCGTCCTTCGATGTCGCTGGGCACGACACGCAGCGTGTTGCCATCCGGCACGATGCCGAGAGCGTCGGCCAACTGCTTCGCCATCCACGGCAGATGCTTCGGCAAGTCGTGGAAGACGAACTTGTGGTTGCCGACAGCCAGCCGCAGCTTCAGGCAGATGCCGTCAGGGTTGCTGGTCTCGTCCACCTTCCACTGATTCGGGCCTTCCTCGGCCTTCTTGATTACCGCCGTGTGCGTGCCGACCGGCACGATGGTTCGCTCCTCGGGCAGCGTCTTGTGAACGTCAGCCGGGAAGTCCTCGTCGATGTTCATGTCCCAATCCATGAGCCTGCGTCCTTTCGCTTAGAGAGTGAGTCCGTTCCGCTTGTCCGTGATCGCTGCCGCCAGTTCCGTCGCTGTCGCCTGCGAGATCCGCCCCTCGGTCAACCGCTGGGCAATCCGCTGGTTCAGTCTGTCGAGCACGTCAACGCTGGTGGCGTCGCTGATCGCCTTCCTCGCACCGTCGATGACCGTCTGATCCTCGAGCGGCTTGCCGCCAGAGAGCCACTCGGCGATCCGCTCGCCGGTCTGGACGTTGATGGGCTTGGGATCGCCAGCGAACAGGCCCGTGCGGTCCTTGCTGACCGTCGCGTAGTGCCCGTCATGGATCAGGTCCAGGACGGTGGTGAACTCAAACTCCAGCCCGTCGCGGGCTTCCAGCTTCATCCCGAGTTTCGCCACCTTCTTCTTGCCGTGGTCGTCCACTTGGGCAGTCTCGGTCTTGCTGCGACCAGAGCAGATGACGTGGGCAGGCGACCGCAACAACTTGTCCACGAACGCCCGCCAGCGTGGCGTGATGACGCTGAACGCCGACCACGTATTGCCACGAAACTGAGCCTTCGCAACGTCTTCGAGAAGCTCCAGGCATCCGCCCGAGCCGCTCCAGCAGTGCGTGACGCTGTCCACGATGATGACTTCGTAGCCAGCTTCTTCGGCTGCGGTGATCGCCTCGATGTACCGCTCTGGCGTGAACGGCGGGCGAAGGTCGATCACGTCGAAGTCGTGCAGGTGCTCGTAGAGATCGCTGCTGCCTTCCTCCGTGTCGATCACCATCGTCCTGCCGCCAAGCCCCTTGGCGATTTGCAGAGCGCCCCAAGTCTTTCCCGAGCCGCTCGGGCCTGTGAGAAGCAGCCGCAGCTTGGTTGCCGACCGCTTCGCCTTTCTGATCTGTACCGTCATGTCCGTGTCCTTTCGTGTCTGTCCGTCCTGAAAAAGCCGCTTTCGCATCCTGCTAGGCGGCACGTATTTGCGTCCTTGCTGCTCCGGTTCCACCGGCTCCTTTCCGCCCGCCTGCGTCCTGCTGGCGAGCGTTCCTTGTGCGTTCAGTGCGTGATGTCCTTGGCCGGCACGGCGAGCCATGCGCCGCCGACGTCGATGGTCAGGCGGTCGCCGTCGATCCACTCGACGTGTCCAGACCACCTTCGCCCAGCCGACAAGCCAGAGACGAAGTCGCCTACGGCGGGCGTCTGCTGCGTGCCGTAGGTCTCGGTCATGCCGGCGACGGCGGCGGCGTATTCGTTTGAGTGAGCGTCCATGTGGGTCATCTCCTTTGGTTGTGGGGTGGAAGTGTACGGCTGAACAGTCGTCGGTCAAGCGTCCGAAAGTGCTGCAAAACAAGCTGTGGAGCGGTTTGTGTTTGTTGGAAATCTGTATAGTATTTGCTAACGACTGCGTTAGTTGCGACGAGCAAGATAACGCCTGCGTTAGTTCTGTCAACGGAGAATGCTTAGGGCTGCGTCAGCAAGGTTGATTGCCGAACGTCCGAACTGGCGAAGCCGACCGGGCGGCTCCATCTGCGGCGGCATCTGCTGGGCAACGACCTGCGGCGCGAGAGCCTGGCGGTGTGCGATGTCGATGGCGGCGATCTCGAATCGCGTCTCGACCAGCAACTCGGCACCGATGGTCATGCAGGCGATGACGAGAGCGGCTTTGAGTGTGTCGCGGAGCATGGCGGAATCCTTTCCGTGTGTTGCCCGCCGGCCCAGTTGCCGGCGGGCGTGGTGGTGTCAGAGAGCGGCGATGAACGCTTGACTGACTCCGCTGATGTTCATCGTGAAGCAGCCGTGCAGCATGGCCGAGTAGCCACCGACGCCCGAGCCGTCCGTGCCCCAGATGCTGCCGCCTCGGGCCGCGACCAGCGACAGGATGCCGTAATACTCGCCGTCCAGCTTGACGAACTCGTCGCGGCTGTTGGGCGTGAAGTGCTTGGTGATCGTGACGACGTTTTCACGGCTGCTGATCTTCCAACCAGCCTCGCGGGCTGCGGCGGCGAACTTGGCGGCGGCGGTCTTGGTCGAGGTCTTCATCGTTTCGTCTCCGGTTCGTCGTCCGCGAGTCTCAATCGCTCGCATGGCACCATACTAGCGTTATCGTTAGTTGCTTGCAAGGGGGGTGAGGAATTTTTTTCGGAATTCCTGAAAAGCCCCTATTTCTTGCGGGTTTTCCGCTTTTTCGGGGTCGCTGGCTTGGCGTCCCGCCTGCCGACAGACCGGGTCGTCAGGGAGCTTTTGAGCGTCTCGACGTCGGTCTTGTGGATCAGCCAGGCTCGCTCGCCAGCCTTCCAGCCTTTTAGCCGACCGTCACCAAGCAGCAGGCGCACCCATCCATCGGTGCAGCCAGCTTGCTTTGCTGCCTCCGAGACGGTGAGCCACGATTCGTCGGGTGATGCCACAACCATGCCCCGATACTAACGGCTGCGTTAGCCGAGTCAAGCGTTTCCCGCCTAAAAACCGCCCAATTTGCCCGAGGCACCGTCACGGCTCTACCTTTGTTTGGGTGTACAAAACTCAAATAACCCAAACTCAAGTGGAGGATAGCTCGTTTGGGTTCTGTACATTAGTATACGTCAACTCAGTAACCTCACGCGATGGAGAATCGAAATGACCAGAATACTACGGGACATCTACGAAAACGAGTACGCAGTGCTGCGGGCACATTCCGACCAGTGCAGGCGGCAATACCGTCTGACGTTTGCCCGCTGGGCAGACCAACTGAAAACGGAGCCGACAACCGAGCACCTCGACCCGCTGGTGGTTCAGACCTACGTTGCCAGCCGGCGAGCCGTGCGGTCAGCCGCCACGGCCAGAAAGGACCGAAACCAGATTTCTGCCCTGTGGTCCTACTGTGCCAAGCGAAGATACGTGGACCAGTTCCCGACGCTGGCCCAGATACGGGCACCAGGACGCATACCGCGAGGCTACACGGTCGATGAGGTCTCAGCCCTCTTGCGGCAGGCTTTGCAGCGACGGCCCCGTATAAAGCCTACCACGCTGCCGCCGCACCTTTTCTTTCCGCCGCTGATCCGGTCATGCTGGGAGACCGCCGAGCGGATCGGCTCGCATCTGGCACTCCGCTGGCGTGACGTGGACACGACGCAGCGAATCGTCATCTTCCCAGCCGAGGGTCGGAAAGGTGCGACCCGCGACATCCTGCGGACGATCTCAGAGGAGCAGTGCAAGTGGCTGGAGCAGATCCGAGGCAAGCCTGACGATCTCGTCTGGCCGTGGACGGCTGACAAAAGCACCTTGTGGCACCACTTCGGGCTGCTTTGCAAGCGGGCAAGCGTCACGAACCGTGGCTTCCACGGGCTGCGTAAGTCAGCGGCCAGCTACATGGCACTTGCCGGCGGTGACGCGGCAGCAACCCAGCTGCTTGATCATTCCAATCCTGCCATCACAAAAGCCCACTACATCGACGTAACCATTGCCAAGCCGAAACAGACGGCGATTGACCTGCTGCCACCGCTTGACCTGACGACGCCAAAGCCGCCGGCCAGCGAGCAGCCGCCAGAGAAGCCCGCCGACGCCCCGCCTGCGAGCGACGAAAAGCCACCAGAAAACAACGCTACTTGACGCCCGTGGCACACTACCCATGACGTCGCCCGGCTGGCCGGCAGCGGACTGATAAACCGTGTCGCCCACCCAGCCGGGTGGCGTTCCACTTTCTGGAATCTGGAATGCCACACGTCATCCTTCGCTTCCGTTTGCCCGAAGAGCAGGCCGAGTTCACCGCTGCCATGCAGGGCGCTGACGCCAAATCTGCGATCTGGCAGGTTGACCAGTATTGCCGTGGCGTGCTCAAGCACGGCGAGCCGTCAGCGGAAACGCGGCGGCACCTAGAGGAGATCCGCGAAACGCTCAGAGAAAGGCCGGGGCTGCTTGATGACTGACATCGTTGAACGACTTCGGACGTGGTGCCACGCCGCAGATGCGGAGTCTGCACAAGACCTGATGGACGAAGCCGCGAACGAGATCGAGCGACTGCGGAACGGTGCAGCATGCCCGCACGTTCGCGGCACGGTAACGCAGCATTGCTCGCTGAACTTCACGCTGACCGACGAGGAGCGGGAGGCGATTAGGTGGTTTTCGCAGTTGTCATACGGCGAGGGCGGCAGAGTGCCAACTTACGCCGCAACGCTTCGCTCTCTGCGGACTCGACTGCACACCTAATCGCACAAATCGTCATGTTATGTGCAGCGACACATCCCCCAAACGTGTTGCAAACGCGACGAAAAAGCGACGTTTGCCGATACGATCAGTCGAAGATGTGCAGCTTCGCCGCCTGCCTTCTCGCCATCGCTTCCACCCTGGCTGGCTTGCCGGGCTCAGACGGCAGCCTATCCGGTGGCGTCATGAACGCTTCAATGTCCTCGGCCAGTGCTGCCGCTCGGTACTCCACCTCGCGGACAGTGTCGAGCACTAGCGTGTGATCGCCTGCCTTGGCTCTGTCGCACAACTCGCCCTGCCCGCCCTTGCGTGGGTCGTAGAGCAGTTCGATCGTCCAAGTGATTCGGGCACCGACGCGAGCGAGTTGCGTCAGCCACTTCCGCAGCTGCGGCGAGAGCCTTTCGGGCATGCGGCGTTTCTTGCCCTTCGGTGGTGGCAATTCGTCGTCGCTCAGTAGTGACCGCTGGACCTCGCCCATGCGTGCGAGTGTCGTCAACGTGTCAAGTTTTCCGTGCTTCCCGGCAAGCCTGCCGCATCCACGTACGGTTCGCCATGCTCTCGAACCACAGCCGGGCGAACGACTCGACGGCGTCAGTGCCGACATCGCTGTAGAGTTTCTGGAGTTCCGGCGAATCGCCCCACATGGCTTCGACGTCTTCTCGCACCTTGGCGATCAAGACCTTGGCGTCACGCACTGCTGCCATCTCGCTTTCTGGCTGCGCCCTAGCGAGCTTCGTCCAGTGCTCGCAGTTCCAGCAGCGACAGACGGCGTCCACGAACTCATCGAACGCACGCCCAGCCTTGACGGCTCGCGGGCCGACCTCTTCTCTGAGCCGGCCACGCAGGTGCGCCAGCATCCCAGCCGGCGCGTCACTCACCGTCACCTCTTGCCCGCAGGCGTAGTAGGTGCAGCAGGCGTGAGCGACGCGCCGGGGGAGGCTTTGCACTTGCACGACGCCGGGCACGGGCACGGCGTCCGGTGCCCGTCTCCATGGACGATGTAGCCACGCCCGCCGCAGTCCGTGCAGCAGCCCGGTTTAGGCTCTGGCTTCGGTTCTGGAGCCTTGTCCGGTGCCGTGGCGGCATAGGCCACTGAGACCGCCGCCGAGGCTCTAGGAGCCTCTTGGTCGATCTGTGCGGGATCAGCCGACAGAGCGGCGAGCACCGAGAGGATGTATTGCCACATGCGTCTCACCATCCTTGCCCGTGATTGATCACTCTGTGCCCGTGCTCGTCTACCCGTGCGTGTACGACGTAGTGCTGCGGCTCTGCCGGTGGCGGCTCGACAAACATCATCGTCCACAGTCCAAGGCGGGCGAGCCGCTGAATCAGTCGCAACACCGGGCGGCTCGGCTCGGGCTTCACTGGGCTGTAGTCCGATGTCGCTGCCCACCACGTCAGCATCACTGCGACCAGGCCCACGACGACGGCGGATTGAATCTCTCGTTTGGTCATCGGTCCACGCTCCACAACGAGTACAGGAACATCACGACGCAGGCACCGATCACGCTTCCGATAAGACCAGCAGGAGCGTCGCCAAACGGCAGGCCGCCCGCGAGCGAACCGATGATGCCGAGTCCGATGGTGGGCACCCAGCCCTCGGGACAGCGTCCCGGCATCAGCCACTTGGCGATGCCGCCGGCGATCGCGCCGAATACGAGCCACATGACGAGCGACATAGGCGTCTCCTACTGTGCGAGATGGAATGTGTCAGCGATCAGGCGAGCGGGCGACGGCTTGCGAGCCTGCTTCTCAGGCGGCGCAGGGGCGAGCCAGTTGCCGTGGTGAATGTCCCGGTACTTGAAGCCGTCCGTGTCGCCGATGGCCCATGCGTCTTCGAGCATCCGAGTCTCAACGACAGAACGACGAGCCCAGTACGAGCCGTCTGGCATGTCTGCCGGAACCTTCGGGCCTGCGATCCAGTTTGGCCCCCACGAGTTCAAGATCAGCACCAAGTCGTCAGGCGAGCCATTCTTCTTGTGGCGGATCGCTATTGCTACTTGTTGGTGCATCCATGTGCCGGATGCTTCGGCGATTCCGTCCTTGTTGCGGACAGACTGAAAGCCTTGGCTAGACGCGAGAGTTACGGGATAGCCAGACTCGATAGCCGCAGCCAGTTCTGCCCAAGTGCGGACGGCGACCACATGCCGCAGCGGGTGCTTTTTCGCCTCGGCATCCAAGCGGCCCGCGTCGCCCTGGCCGCCGCAGCCGTAGGCACCGTACTGCTTCGCACGCTCGCCGGAATACTCTGTCAAATCAACGGTCGGATACTTCTGCCGATAGACCACGCCGTACTCGCGGAGGAACTTGGCGACGCCGAAGCCAGTGGCACCATCGGAGAATCCGCCGTACGGCTGGGCGCCATCACCCGGCTTTCCTCGGGCTTCGACGCGAGCGCCACCGTACAGTGGCTCGGTAGCCGGCAGCAGCGGTGGCTCTGGGAGTTTGCCAAGCGACCATGAGACGGCATCCGCAACAGCCACGGCGTGCATCCCGCCCCAGCTGGTGCAATCACCGATGAGTTGCCTGCCGACGACAAACGGCTTGCCGTAGCGTGCTCGATGTGCGGCATCTAGTTGGCGATACAGAAAGACGTCAATGCCTTTGGCTTCCTTCATCGCCTCGGCACCCGCCTGGCTGAAGAACTTCTCGTCGCCGAGCGTGTCAAGAAACTGTCGCGTACCGACAGGATCAGGCGTGTAGCCAAACCGTGCGTCAATGGCGTCAGCCGTGCGGCGAGTGGCACGCTCGACCAGCACGCCGAGAATCGCCATGACGACGACGAACGATACGGCAGACAGTGACCAGCGATCAGCGCGTGACATCGGCAGCAGCCCTCGACAGGTCACGGAGTGCCGACACCCACGCCGCACGGCTCTCAGGAGTCACCGGACCGCCAGATGAGCCCACAGCGTCGTCTAAGAACTTATGGATGGCTTCTTTGGCGTGCGGCTGCCGGGCACCAATCGACTCGCCACGGCATCGCATCTCACGGGCTGCGATCCTCAACTCGTCAAACGCCACGCCCGTCTTAAGCCGCTGGTCGTGTTGCCCGTCGTACTCGATGCAATCTGCGAGTTCTGAGCACAAGGCGGACAGGACACTGGCGTCCGAGGCGGCGCGCTCACCGATAAATTTTCCCTTGAGCGTGAACGCATCCGGCGGCACCGGGGCAGGGGATGGCTGCGGTGCTTGCCGCTGCGGCGCGAACGCAATCGCCGCAGCCACGAGCAACGCCACCGCTGCAACGTGCTTGCCGTCAAACGTCGGCCACTTCGCCGTGGCGATGAACGCCTTGAACTTCTCTGCGATCTGCTGCCCAGCGAGAGCATAGACCGCGACGGCAACAAGCAGTGCTGTAATCACGGCTTCCTCAGTAGGGGCAGGAGAATCTCGATAGTCCCGGCAGCGATAGCGATGACGAGTGCGCGAGCGGCTGGCCTGACGAAGTACCAAAACGGGTACATGGCGACCGGCACGCACAGCACGGCGACCGAGTCGAAAAGCACGCCGACAGCCTCAAGCACGATGGCTCGCTTCTCCTCGCCCGTCAGCGTTTTCGTTGTGTCTAGCGTCTCGACAGCCAGCCGCACGAGAGCGGCGACGAGACAGCCGAACTCCGTGAGCGTCAGCCCGTCTTTCGCAGCAACCTTGGCGGTGACGAGAAACGCCGACACCTTCTGCGAGATGTCATTGAACGGCGCAGCGGCAGCAAGTGGAGCGTCGGCAACCATGCCGCCAGAGTAGGCGGGATGGGTGGTGAGTCATACCGGGTCTGACTGCCCCTCTCGGTACAGCACCAGAGCAATGGCGGAATAACAGGCAATATCCTTCAGCGTGTCTTCGATGCCGTCGAACTCGCATTTCCCACGGCGGAAGAACGCCTTGAGCCGGTGCATCTTGTCGCTGATCCGCAGGATACAGCCAGCCCACGCCGGCATATTCACGACGTCGGCACTCTGCCTGATGTTTGACAATGCGTCCTCGTCAACGCCGTAGTCGAGCGTCTTCGCCAAGTGCAGGGTTTTGAGTTCCTCAAGGATGGCTAGGAACTCCCGCGAGCCGGGACGGATGTCGTCCTGCTTGGCAATGATGCTGTCACCTGTCCAGCGGATGTCATCCGGTGCCGCTTCCATCTCACGCTGCCCTTGAAGAATCCAATCAACCGGCACTGTTTCCTCGCGCTCGGCGGCGTACTTCTCCGCGCTCGCCTGCGTGATCTCACGCCACCGATCCGGTGCGTCGTCTTTTGCGTGGCACTTGCCGCCGTCGCAGCATCCGCCGGCCAGGCGGGTCTCTACGGCTGCTCGCAGTTGTGCGTTGGTGTCTTCCAGATCCGTGATGATTCCTTGCATCTTTTTCCTTTCAATTAGCAATCTTGCGACGTCGGCAGCCAGAGCACCTGCTGTGCCCGTCCACTGCCCCTGATAGCGATACGCTCGCTGGCGTGCCTCGGCGATGTAGTCGTCAGTCAATTCGTATTGCATGCGTCAAGCCTTCTGCGTCCGTAGGTCACGGTCGCAGTAGATCGGCATGGCTTTCGTCACCTCGTGGCGTCCGTGGTCGATGACGATGCACGCCTGGCACGGCGGCTCATATGCCGCCTTGATTCTCGTGGCGTATGCCGAGTGCCCGATGACGCTTCCGTTGGCGACGTAGCGACCAGCCCGCAACCACTGGAACTGGTGCCAGTGACCGAAGCACGTCAGGTCCGCACGCTTCACAGCGTCCCACGCCGCAATAGCTTTGTTTGTTGGGATCGTGATTCCGCCGACGCCGCCGCCGTACTTGATGGCGTGGCCGTGGTGAAAGCGGATCAGGAACCCGTCAAGATCAAGGTAGTTCAGATACCCGGTGCCAACCTGCCAGCGGACATTCTTGCGGCTCTCTGCCGCTGCCATCGTCAGGTATAGATTCTGCTCGAACGAGTGCTCTAGCTCCGTGCCGATGCGTAGCTTTTCGGTGCTTCGCCCGTGGTTGCCGCTGTTGGTGGCGACGATCACTTCGCGTGCGTTCTCTGACACGGCGTCAAGAAAGCCACGCAGCCGGGCACCAATCCATCGGGTAGCCGTGAGCGGTGCCAACTGTGCAAGCTCTGCCGTGTCGTCGTGAATGTGCCCACTGATGAAGTCTCCACCGAGCCAGACAACGACACGGTCGATCTTTGCCAGGCGTCGCTCGTGCTCAAGCAGCACGGCGAAGCGTTCCATCAGTTCGCTCATTCGCTGGTCGCACACGTCCAGGCTGTAGTCGTTCAGACCGTTGACCGTGTCAGGGTCGACACGCTCTTCGGCGTGGATGTCCGAGAGCAGCACGACCATCGTGGCGTCATGCTTCTTGCGTACCGTTTTTGGTACATCCTTCCGCCGCACAGGCTCGATGCCAGTGAGACCGGCGATTGTGTCGGCTCTCGCACGCTCGGCGTCGATGGCTTGTAGAGCCGCCTTGTAGCGTCCCTTGGCGTCAGCCAGTTCGCTACGCAGGCGTGCAATCTCGGCGTCGGTTGCAAGCCGTGACGCCGCTGCAACATCCTCTGCGATCCTGTCCGCTATTTTCTTCGCAGCCATTCAGACAACTCCTTCTCTGAGACAATGTGCCACCCGCTTGCAGCCGCTTCTTCTCTCAGTGCTCGTGCGACGGACGCCGATGATGCGGAGCCATAGCCGCCCGCCTGGAACCGCCTGCGGATCTCCAGCACGCCGGCCCGGTCGTCATCGCTCAGGCGATCCATCCACGTCGCCGGCTTGGCTGGCTTCACTCTCTCAGCTACGGCGTCGGCTAGTGCGACGCTTCGGCTTTTCGTCTTCACGCGGCGGCTCCTTCTTCTCCAGGTGTATCCACCCGTCATCGTCAGGGATGCCGCCGCCAACGTGCTCTTCGTCGTCGTCAAGCTCGGGCGGCAGGATCACCGCCTCGGGCTGCGTCTTTGGCTTGGTGCGTCCCATGCCAACAGGGTGGCAGGCGTGTCAAGCGTTACGCCTGGCGTTGCTGATCGCCCGCCGCACGAGCATCCTGCCCGCCACGTCAAAGAATGGCAGGCCGCGAGCCTCGGCCTCCGCTCGCATGACGGCGACCACCTCGTCAATGCGTTCCGGCTTGCTGGCCTCGTCGCAGCCCCACTGATCCATCTGCTGCTGCTTCGCGCGGCACTGGCACGTTGGCGTTGGCTCAATGCCGAATCGCTTCAAGAGCTTGGAAAGCTCGGTGCCGGGGCCGCTCGCCGGAGTCGGTGCTGGCTCGGGTAGCCGTGACACTCGCGGATACGCCGGATGGTCAACGTCAATCGTCCACTCGTCGCCGTCCTGCGAGACAACGCACGGCATCACCTCGTCGAGCGTGTAGCCACGCTCGGTGCAACGGGCCTCAAGATTGGAGCGGTGGCAGGTGATCATGGGAGTGGGTTGCCCACTGCGTAGCTAAATCTGTAGATCACTCGCCCAAATGAAGTGACGCTTTCTGTTGTTCCGCTGAAAGACGTGCCGGAACACACCTTAGACATAAACGACGAATCGGAGACGGTCGCCTGCACTTGCGTGCAGTCGGCAGCAATTAGTCCAAGGCCCTGGCTGCTGATCCCAATATTCAAGAGCGGATTTGCAGGCCCTCCGACAGTGCTGGCGTTAGGGCAAGAATACGATTGAAGCGTTTGCGAATAGCTCCAACTGTCGCAAGTACCGCTGTCATGCGAGAGAGTCCATGTTCCGTTAGGTGAGAGCCTCGGGAACTCGTAATAGCTCTCGAAATTGGAGATCGTTACGGAGACGGTAGCAACATTCGGGCAGCAGCACGGATTCGGCGTACACGTCGTCCCCACACCCTTGAAAGAAGGCGCGTTCGCCTGCGGTCTGTCGCCAGGCGAGCAAATTGAATTATCTGGCGTGGCTGCATCCGCACTACATCCGTAGCACGGCCGCCACACCCCACCACGGGCGGCGCACTCTGATTCAGTTCCGCCACGGCATCGCGGGCCAGTTACACCATTTACCGTCATCGTGTCAGGTCCACAACACGAATTACTACGGCACTTGCACTGACACTGCGGCTTGACCGTGCACGTCGTGCCCTCGCAGCACGCGCCCTCGCGGCATGCTTGGTTGCACTCGGCCTCGGTGGCAAATGGGCCGCTGGTGGCCTGCACGGACCTTGCCTGACCGCTAAACGGAGCGGAGAACGTCGATGATTTTTGGCACGGCATACATCCTCACGCTAACGACAAAGTCATTGACACTAGCGACATCTCTCCACTCCCGGAGTCATCTCCCTGCCAGTACCTTGTGTCTGGATTGGCATCCAAGTCCTGGGTCAGTGTCGTGATGTAGTTTGGAGTGTCAGAGAAAAACACCCGCTGCGGCAAGCCGCCAGCGTATCCCGACGGTTGCCCGTAAAATGGTGTATTAACTTTTAGCGCAAGACTGCACGCATCAAACCTTCCACCCCACGTTCGCGTGACAACACGCGTTCCGCGAGTGCTGTCGCAAGCGAGTTGCGATGCGTTAGACAAACCGCTGGTAGTTTTGCGGTGCCATATGGCATTGCACGCAAGCGATAGCGTCCAACTCGCTATTCCAATCTGGCCGAACGTGCCGGAGCTTAAGTCTCCGTCGTAGCCGCCATCCACAATCGTCAGAGTTAGCGAGTCGGCGCACCCGCCGGCGTGGGCAGCAAAGGTGTGCCTGTATTGGGTAGTATATTGCACCCAGCTTCCAGACGCGGACTGCCCTGTCATTGAACGAGAGATCTTGGCAAGGGAAACGGTTCCACTCAATCGAGACCCAAGCACGCCATACGTGTCGTAGTACAGAACTGGATACTCTGAAAACGGGATTGGATGTGGTTGGTCGCGTCGCAGTGTAAACAACTGAAACAAATCGTTTCCTGCCAGCGTGACTGTGGCAGATGTGACAAGGTCGCCAATGCACTTCGTGTCAGCACAGCAATACCACCCACCGCAGCACCCGCAGTCCTCCGCGAGCCTGCCGTCCTTGACGATGATCGCGTTGTCTTTGGTGGCGAGTGTCATGTGCAGGCCGTGGTGGAGACCCACGCCAATCCGCCGTTGGCTGCGTGCGTGAGCACTTGCTGAGTGGACGCCGAGTAGCCTGTCATGCTGTGCCAATCCCAGCCGACTAGCACCCACTCATCGGCAACATACGCGATGAGGCAAGCGGAACCCGACAGCGTGGCGATGTAGTTCTTCGCCGTGTATGTCGTGCCAGACACCACTGCATCCGTGACGGTTGTCGTGCTGCCTTTCGTCCACGTCCCTGAGAACGTGCCACGAATGACGCCGGCCTGCATCCGGATCAGCGCCCAAGTTGAATCCTTCCACAGCACATGAGCGCCAGACGCCTTGCCGAGATCCGCCGCCTTAAGCTGCACGACGCCACCTACCGCCACCCGCCCAACAGCGTTCGCCGCAATCGGCTCCACTGCCACGCACCAGGCCGTCGTTGTCGCGCTTGGCGCTCCAGCCGTCAGCACCGGCATTTCCTCGAACGACGCTGTAGCACCGCCTGACGACGACGTAGGCGTGATTTCCATGCCCGTGATAGCGAGCACGCCCCAGCGTGGAACGGTCACAGACGGCTTGCAGTAGACCCACGTATACGGTTTCAGCACAGGCGAGCCGGGAACGCCTGCCGTACCGGGATTCGCACCCAGCACCAAGTCGGCAGCGTCCTGCGCCCGATTCCACGCCCGTGCCGATATGGCACCGCGTAGCGGCTGGCCTTGCTCAATGCGTCCGTCTGGGCGTGACATCAGACATACCCCGTGCCAAGCCCAAGCAGCGAGAAGTCAGAGTCTTTGTAGACTTTGGAAACGTAGACGGCTTTCGGCTGCTTTATTAGCGAAGAACCAGACACAGAGTCCTCATACCGCACCCACAGGTACTCGTGCCCTTTTTTCTCAACGCCGCTGATGCTGCCGATGGTCTGCCCTGTCACGTTCTTTGACGCCACGAAGCGATACGACAGCGACCACGGGCCTTTCCCCTTCTGGTCGTCCCATTCCTGCGAGCCGCTGCAACCGAGGAAAAGAACCTCGCCAGCGTCAAACCCACGAAACGTGGCGTTGTTCGTCGTGCCAGTAATCCCAGCCAGTCCACGCACATACGCAGCCGTCACGTACGCATTTGGCACGTCGTAGCTTTCCTGCCACTGAAGCTGCGGCACGACAATGTCAACGCCGTTGACGCCGTTTGAATCGACGCCGATAGCACCTGACATATTCGTGGCAGACGACGGGTATCGCTTCTCGAAGTCGAGCGTGCCGCCAGAGCCGACAGAGCACGCTTGCGTGATGTGCTGCGTGCCGCCTGTGGTATCAAAACTGCGGGCACGCTTCAGCGGGTCAGACGTCGAAGGCTCTGCTCCAGCCTTCTCGTAGTTGATCGTAACTTGCCACGCATTGTCGCCGAGGTACGCGACGCTGTATTGCTCCACCCACAGTTGAGCATCGGCGACGCCGGGATACTGCCAGCCGTAGCCGCCGCTACTGATCTGCTGGTTGATGTCAGCGTGCAGCACAGTGTCGTCTGCGGTGCCGAAAACCTTGTAGCTCTTCGTGTATGACGACGTCGCCTTCTTGCCACGCCGCACAATCGTCGCCTGACGTGAGTCGCCGTCTTCTACCCAAGTAAGTGCCATTACGCCGCCACCTTTCCGCCGTCGTCAATCTTGCGGGTGTTCTTAGCCGTTTCTTCCGCCGCCTTCGCCGTGCGTTCAGCGAGCGACGAGCCGCCAAATATCTGCCCGAGATTGGTTGACGAGAACGTGCCAGCCACTTGCCCCATGCTCACGGCAGATTCAGCACCAGCGGCACCAGCACCAGCCGTCGCAGCCTTCTCGCTTGGCGACGCGCCCATAGAGCCAGTCGCCTTGCTAATCCGCTCCTGTGCGTCTGTCAATGCGTTGTCGAGCGTGTCTGCCTGCGAACTCGTGAGCCTGCCGTTGGAGTTGAGTGCGTCAAACTGCCCGTAAAGATCGCGCAGCTGGTCGATTGACGTGGCACCTTCGACCTCTTTGAGCAGGTCCGCAAACTGCTCGCCCATGACCCGACTAGCCTTGCCCTTTCGTGCCGTCGCTCCGACGTTGTCCTCTGCTGCCTGCGTCTCCTTGCGACGTTTGTCAGCGCGCCTTGCGTTCTCTGCTTGCCGCTCGTCCTTCGTTGCCTGTGCGTCGTCCTTGATTCCCTTGGCGCGATCCTGCCTATCCTTCTCCGCACGATCATTTTCTTTGCCAGCCTTCGCCGTGCGCCCCTCAATGCCTGGACGCTCCTGCCGTCGCTGCTCTGCACGGGCGGCGTTCTCGTCCCTGATTGCAGCGACACGCTCTTCCGTATCCTTCGCACCCGTGATGAATCCCTGCACCCGAGTCCATGCGATCTGGATGCCAGCGACGAGGTTGTCAAAAGTCGCCATCACGCCGTTTGCGATGTTGTCGAAGAAGCCCATGATGAAGGCTCCCATCGTGTTAAGCAGCGCCGCCGAGTCTGTATAAATCTTGTCCCACGCGATGTAGATGCCTGAGCCGATGTCTGTGAACACGTCTTGAAACGCTGCCACCCACGGATCAACGTAGGACATCAACGCTTCAGTGCCACGCAGCCAGCCAGCGACAAGCCCGGCCCAGAGCACGTCCATCGCACCGGACAAGTCACCAGCAGCGACGGCTTCATAGACGCCGTTGAAGGTGGTCGTGGCAGTCTTGGCGAGATCGCCCAGCACGACGATGCCGTCAGAGACGGCAGCACCGAAACCCTCGCCGATGGCTCCTGCCGCCTGTTGGACGAGCGGAGCCACCGGGCCGAGGGCCGCACCGATCTGGTCCTTGAACTTGTAGAGAGCAAAGACCGCAGCGCCGATGCCAGCCGCAACCAGCAGCACCGGGCTAGCAAGGGCAGAGAAAAGACCAAAGCCCTTCAAGACAAGACCGATGGAGCCGCTCAACGCCTGCAACGCATACCCTACAGTCGCCATTGCGGCACCGATGCCAATGGCTGCGGCGGCAACTTGAGCAAACAGGACGATGGCTTCCTTGTTGTCAGTCGCCAGCTTTGTCAGCCCGTCAATGAAGCCAGTGATGAACGGCACGACGCTGGCAAGAGCCGGTGCGACGGCGTCCGTGATGGCAATTGCCATCCGCTGCATCGCAGCCAGCACGCTGCCGAACGAGCCAGCCAGGCCCGACATCACCAACTTGTACTTCTCGCCCACCGGCAGAGCGGAAGCCATCGCCTCGCGCATCTTGGTGAACCCATCCACGCCTTCAGAGGCGAGAATCGACGCGGCACGAATAGCGTCCGCACCGAAGATGCGGCGGAAGATGTCATCCTTCGCCGTCTGGTCAAGCCCGCCCATTGCCTGCGTGAGCGTGCCGATGATCTCCACCATCGGCTTCATCTGCCCGTCAGCACCACGGAACGAGGCGACAGAAAGCCCGAGTTGGTCAAGAGCACCCACGGCATCGTCAGCCGGTGCCATCAGCCGCATCAGCATCGTCTTGACGCTGGTGCCAGCGTCGCTGCCCTTCACGCCAGCATTGGCGAGGATCGCCAGCGTGGCCGACAAGTCCTCAATGCTCTGCCCCGCTAGGCCGGCGACGGCAGACGACATTGAGAACGCTTCCGACATCTGAGCGATGGACGTACTCGACGCATCCGCCGCCGAAGACAACGCATTGGCGGCGACGTCGGATGACACCTTGAACACGTTCATGGCGTCCGACATCACCACAGCCGCCTGGGCAACGTCCATCTCGCCAACCTTGGCGAACTCCAACGCCGTCTTGCCGGCACCGCCAAGGACAGCATCAAGCGACATGCCAGCCTTCAGCAGTTCAAGCATGCCTTGAGCAGCCTCGGTCGGCCCGACGCCGAGAGCCTGCGACATCGCCATAGACGATGCTTTGATCTGGTCAATCTGCGCCGATGTCGCACCCGTGCTCGCCCGAATGTTGAGCAGCGTTGACTCAAACGCCGCACCCTGCTGCACGGCAGCGGCAATCGGTGCCGCCATACCAATGCCAGCAGCCGCGAGCCGTCCGCCACCCGAGGCGAGCGAGCGGCCCATATTGCCGAGCGACTTATTGACCTTGGTCAGTGCCGAGAAGAACTTCCTCGGATCGGCACCGATCTCGACAAATACGCCACCGGCTCTGACTGCTCCAGCACTCATACGTGTTTCTGCCAGTCTTTGCCAAAGAGGCGTTTCAGGTCATCAGGCGTCGCCTGTCTCGGCTTCGGTTTCTTTGCGTACGGATTCAGCTTGCGAGGGTCTGCCTTCGGCGAGTTCTTGTCCCGGTTGATGTTTGCCTGCTGTGCCAGCAGGTTTGCCGTGTGCCACCAATCGTGCTCTAGGCGGCTGTCGCGAGCGGCGAAGAGTTGTCTGACGGTCCACTCGCCTGGATAGACTCCGAGGATTCCTGCGGCTTCCCAGATGGCGTCCCAGACGCTCCTGCCAGACTCTCGACCGTCGCCTTCTCCAGACCCGCCTCCGCTCTGCCGAGCATCTCGTTTGCCACTTCGTCCATCTTGGACGCGAGAAGACCGATCATCTTGCGGAGGCGCTGCGGGAAAAAATCGACAAGTTCCTGCTCTAGCGCTTTCGTCGCAGCGTCCAGAGAATCGCCACGCAGACCGTCAAGGAAGTCTTCTCGTGACAGCCCCTTCGTCTCGACTTGCTTGGTCAGCAGTGCGTAGAGGATCTCGCCAATCTTGGCGTACTGGCTACGCAGCACTTGGAACGTCTGCGAGATGTTCGCAGCGTCCACCATGTCGAATGGCACAGCCTTACGCTCGCCGGTCTCCTCGTCCACGACGTCAACGGTGACGTTGTCGCGGACACGCAGGGCAGAGGCGACGGTCAACGCCACCTGCCACGGTCTGCCCTGGTCGTCCCTGAACTCACGCATGCCTACTCCCTCACTAGCCTAGGGTCGGTCATCTTGCCCTCAAGCGTGAAAGTCGCCACGCCATCTACCGGGTCGCTCTCGCTGATGCCGGTCATCACTGCGAGAAATGAAAACCCGGCGGCACCACCAAACACTGTGAACGTCCCGCCCGTGTGCATCTTCTGAAACGCCGTGCCGAGTCCAGCAGCGTCGTTTAGTTCAACGCTCACAGTGCAGTCGTATCCGGTGCTGTAGGTTGCCGCGTAGCGACTGCCGTACGGGTTGACGTCAATCGTGCGAGCCGACTCTGTCAACATGACGTTGCGGGCGCTGGCGATGTAGCCGCCATCGAGAACGATGGAACAGTCTTTCCCCAGCGTGATAGCCACTAGAACTCCTTGGCTGTCACGTTGTAGGTGACTGCTCCGTCAACGCCGATGTTCTCGGACACGCTCATGATTGAGAACGAGCCAGCGGTGCCGGCTGCGGTCAACGAGGTGATGAGCCCATCAGGATCGTGGCACTCAATCTCCCACGTCTTCGTCACGAAGCCCGCACGACTCACCCTGCGGCCAGGAACACCGGCAGAGCCGCCAACGTTGGACCGATTCGAGACATCAATCGTCTCGCACTCTTCCGTGAAGCTCGCCGAGATGATGCCTTCGCCAAACGGAGGAGCGGACGCTGCGTCTTTTCCGAGAGAAATAGCCATGTGAGAATTTCCTTGTGTGAGTGGTTAGGCGCTGACCGTGCGAGAGCCCGACACAGTGAAGGTGATAATTCCGTCGAGCGGCTGGCTCTGACCAATGTTGGTGCAGATGTACGTCGCGTTTCCTGTCTGCGTGCCGCTGATGGTGAACGTCCCGCCGATGCTGACGCCTGGAGCGTCCACGCATTCAAGCTCAATCGTCTGCTCGATGAGAGCCTTGCGGAACTTGCGGGAAGTGTCGCCGAACTTCGTGACGTCAACGTCTGACGCCGAGTTGGTGACGGTGCATGACCGAGCGTTCGCGACGCCCGTGATAGTCACGTCTTTGCCGAGCGTGATCTCAACTGAGCCAATTGGCATTTGGTGCCCTCTCGTGTGCGAGTGCCAGCGGTGCGGCTGGTTCGCTCACGGTATGGGCAGCAGGGCGGAATCTAGACCGGGTATGCCGTGGCTAGTTTCTCGCCAGCATGTTTCGCCACTTCTCGTTAGCCTTCGCCACGGCGGCGTCAACTCGCTTTGAGCCAGCCATAAACGGGCGGGCTGGGTAGCGAGCCATGCGGGTGATGCTCGTCTTCTCCCAGTTGCGGCTGTAGCGGAAGCCGCCCTTGTCGATGACCCACTGAAGGGCACCGTATTCGTACTGGTTCCTCTGCGGCAGTGCGTTCGTAAACCGCCCCTTCTCGTCTCGCCCTTGGCGACCATTGCCACGCTTCCGCAGGTACGCATTGCGTGCAGCCCCGACGCCGATACGCCACGCCGTCTGCTTCACCGTGCCGCCCATCTGGTGCAGCTGTGCCAGCCACGGCTTCGTCTTGTACGTGCCGATCACAGCCGTTCCACGGGCGGCATCGTAGACATCAATGATGTCATAGTAGAACCACTTCTTAGGTGCCCACGACTTAATCGGCTGGCCTGCGGCCCGAGGCGTGCCAGACCCGTACGCCGTGATGTCGAGGTACAGACCACCGACGAACTCCACTGGCTTGCCGCGACCCGCCCGTCGCTTCGCTGCGCCGCTGATCTTGCCCATTCCTCGACCGATCCCAGCCTTGGCAGCGTTCTTGATGTTGAGCCCAAGGTTTGACAACACCTTGGCATTCATCTTGCCGATCATCCGAGCGACCTTCGGCTTGTCGAAGAAGTTGCCTCGGAGCGACGCCCGCAGCTTGAGCCGACCGAGCGTGTCGGCAGACATCTCGCGGCGATTGCCGCCGATCATGCCGGGACGGATAAACGCCCGGCTCATGCCAGAAAGCATCGACGGCATAGCAGCCTCCTAGACAGTCGGCAGCACGTTCGTCTCGAACACTCGGTACGTCGCCGTGATCACAGCCCGCCAGACGTTCCGCTCAGTCAGTGCGTCGTCGGGATTCAGGTCAATGCTGACCGTCTGCGGGCTCGTGACGCCAGCCGGCCACGTGACGCCAGCGCCAAACGAATGAGCACGCACCTGGAGCATGACGCTGTCTGCTAGGTCGAGCATGCCATCAACCTCTGCATCAGTGCTCACATGCCGCCCGACGAACACAGACACCGTGTAGTCCACCTGCATCACCTGCCGGCTGATGCGAGTGACGTCAGCATTGCCGGGAACGACGAACACGCGAGGCGATGCCATTGCATCGACGTCCACGTTCGCCCAGTTCTTACGCTCCACGACCGTGGACGTGATGCCCCACGTCACGGACTGCAAGCCAGTGGCGAGGCTGTCGGCGAGTGCTCGAAGTGTGCTGCTCATGTATCACCCAAAAGCGTTGACAATCGCCCGACCAATCGCCCACCGAATCGCGGCCTGCCCAGCCCGTGCCGCGATCACGCCAGCGGCGAGCGCGGCGGTGACGAGAGCGGCGAGGTAGATGGCGTCACGCATCAGACGTTCCTGCCAAGTGCCGTCTGGAACGCCTGCACGGCGGCATTGACGGCAGTCACTTCCGAGCCAGACAGAGATTCCGACAGAAACACAAATGACTGCTCGCGGTTTGAGTGCAAGCTCGGTCCGTCGGAGTGGTTCTGTGCGCCGATGTAGAGCGCGCGATTTGGCAGGTCGGTGGTGATGTCCGACGATGTCCCGGACGCAACCGAATTGCCGTTCCGGTAGACCGTCATCAGCGAAGTGCTTGTCCGCGAGACGACATGGAACCCAATGACACTACCGACGGTCGACGTGGCAACTGTTACGCGATTCCGCCAGTCGTAGTACGAATTGCCGTCGGTTGATCCGATATGCTGGAGAAATCGGTTGCTTGTTGGGTCCGAGAAAAACTGTGCGCCCATGTCCACTCGATACCCAGTCGAAGATGCTGGGTTGGTGCGCAGATACAGGCCGTATGCGCCTGTGTAGTCGCTAAAAAACGTGGATGGCACGGCGAACGTATTGGCGTACGCTGTGCTGCCATCTGGAGTGACCCCCGTTGCGGAGTGCGTCCAGTTGCCTGAAAACGCCAGCCGATAGGCGGCGTCCAAGTCTCGCGGGTCTTTGAGGTTCCATTTGTGAGTCGATGCCGTGCCGCCGATGAACGGGTAAATCGCGCGCATTTTTGACCAGACGCCCGCGCTCTTCAGCGATCCGACGAGCGTCCCTATAGCCGATGACTGTGTTGCGTCCGTGATGCCCGCCGCTGTCAGGAACGCAGTGGCGTCAGAGTCCCACGTACTCAACGCCGCCCGCAGCCACGTATTCGCCGCCGTGCAAACGTAGAAATAGCCAGACGAGTCGTAGCTGATCTGCCCAGCCGTCCCCGTCGCCGTCGCGGAGGCTGGCACGCTTGACCATGAGAGGCCAGAGCCGCCGCCGCCCGAGCCGGTGATAGTGACGGGGAGGGTCTGGGGCGATGCCTGAAAGATCGTCGTCGGCAGAGCGGCAGTCGGCGGCGTGAAGTTCGCGGTAAAGCGGGCCGCTTTCGTTACGCGGAGTTCTGCGATGCGGCCGTTCCAGTAGTTGTTGTCCAAGTCAGTGTAGAACCGCCCAACGACAACGGAGCTATTTGTGTGCGAACCGGAAAACGAAACACTGCCAACGGAAGATCCGTTGACGTAATATTTCACAGTATTGCCACTGCGAGTCGCGGCCACATGGACCCACTGCGCCGTAGGAAAAGCAGTTGAGCCAACGACACTAAATCCATTGAGGTGTTCCAAGTAGGGCATGCCTGTATTGGTAATTCCTGCACTCACCCCGCCGGACATATTGCCGTCGCTGAAGAGTGTTGAAAACCAACTGCCATACGATCCAAGATTATTGAGCCACACCCACGCCTCTAGTGTGTAGTCGGATGTTCCCCAAGCAAAATCGCTGCTTGAAAGCGACAGGTAGTCGCCCGTTCCATCCAGCGCGATAGAGTTGGTGCCGTATTTACCAGCCGCCGTCGCAGCCGCATTGCCGTGGGCTGTAAGCGTGCGACCGTACTTTGACGCGTCTGTGAAGTTGCCGTCGCCGCGAAGCAGCAGCAGCACGCTGTCCCAGTACGGATCGCTCGCCGGTATCGTCACGCTGCCAGAGAGCGAGCCACCAGAGCCGCCGCCACCACCACTCCCGCCGAGCGTCACGCTGACGATGTTGCCGCTGGCATCCTTTGTGAACGCTTTGCCGTCCACCCAGTTGATCGCCAGCTCGTGCGTGTCAAGGTCGCTCGTGAGCGGCACGGAGTTGGCGGTGTACGATCTGCGTGGCTTGATGCGATTGGGCATGGCTTACCCCGTGATGGTGAGCGTGGCGGATTGGCTGGTGACGCTGGCGGCGTTGGCGGCGCTGACGACGGCTCTGTATTGGTCGCCGTTGTCGGCCGCGCCGAGGGTCGTCAAGGCGAGCGACGATGACGCGGCTCCGCTGATGTTGGAGAACGTGCCGATGCCGGGCGCTGCGCTGGCGGCTTTGCTGGAATTGGACAGCGCGACGAACGTGCCGCCGCCAAATCCAACCGCCCTCCATCCCGCTGTGCTCGGCAGCGTGCGCTGAGTCCACGACAGCCCGTCCGTGCTGGTGAGCGTCGTGGACGGCGAGCCGCTGGAAACCGCAACGAACGCGCCGTCGCCGTAGGTGACTGCTCGCCAGTCGGCGGTCACGGGCAACGTGCGCTTGGTCCACGTAGTGCCGTTGGTGCTTGTGTAGTAGGCGCTGCTGCCTGCGCCATTTCCGCGATCCACGACCACCCACAGACCTCCACCGTACACAATCCCGGCGCGAGTGTTTTCAGCGGGCAAATACCCGCCCGCCGGCCACGTCACGCCGTCAGTGCTTGTGACGTAACCGTATCCGCCGCCGGGCGAGTCGTTCACAACGACGAACTGTGCGCCTCCAAACGCAATTTTGTGGCCGTATGTGCCGGTCACTGCCCCCCGCCGCTGCGTCCACGCGAATCCAGTGTCAGAGGTCGCAATCGTGCCGTCAGCCCGCACTGCGACGAATAGCGAATTGCCGAACGCGACGGCCCACGCGCCAGGATTTCCCGTGCTAGGCAGGGAGCCGCCTCCCGTCCATGTAGCACCGTCGCCGCTGGATGCCGTCGAGCCAGTGTTGCTGACTGCCAGAAACTGCCCGCCACCGTAGGCGATGTCGCCCCACGTCGTGCTATTCGGCAGCGTGCGCTGTGTCCACGTCAGCCCGTCCGTGCTACTGGCTGCGACGTTGCTGTTGATCGCGACAGCCGCAAACACACCACCGCCGTAAGCGACAGCACTCCACGCCTGCGACGACGGCAATGTCCGCTGCACCCACGCCGCAGAGCGAGCAGGCACAAATTCGGCCTTCTGCCACTGATACGCTGGCGTGCCCGCCGGTGCCGAGCTTGCCGCCACCGAGAACGTGGCAGCCCCGCCCGATGCCGTCTGGCTCGACGGCTGGCTTGTGATCGTGATCGTGTTATTCGCTTCGACCGTGAGCGTAGCCGCGCTGCTCGTCACGCTGGCTGCGTTGGTCGCAGACACCACCACGCGGAACTGAGCCCCACCATCCGCCTCGACCGTGAGGCCCGACAAGGCCAGCGAGGCGGACGTGGCTCCGCTGACGTTTGCCCACGCTGAACCGTCCGCCGAACGCTGCCACTGGTAGCTCGCGGTGCCGCTGGGAGCAACCGATGCCGATGCCGTGAACGTCGCCGCCCCACTGGCGGCGGTCTGATTCGACGGCTGCGAGGTGATCGTGATGACGTTCGCTGGCACTGTCAGCAGCGCCGAGGTGCTTGTCACGCTGGCAGCGTTCGTCGCACTCACGACCACCCGGTAGAGGTCGGCATCGTCCACCGTGTTGAGCAAACCCGTCAGCGAGAGCGAGGCCGACGTGGCTCCATCGACATCCACATAGCTGCCGTAGCCGCCGTCCTGTTTTTGCCACTGATATGAAATCGTGCCGCCGGGAGACGAGGTCGCAGAAACCGAGAACGTCGCAGCGCCACCGCTCGCAGTCTGCGCGGTCGGCTGCGTGCCGATCGTGATCGTGTTCGCCGGGACGTAGCCCTCGTAGAAACCGCCGTCCGCATCGTCCGTAGCCGTCGCGGCAATAGTGAGCGTCGAGCCGCTGGTGGACAGTGTCACGCCGCTGCCAGCCGCCAGCGTGACGCCACCCGTGAGGCTGTTGAGCGCTGTAACGTAGTTGTGTGCGTGGCTGGTCGCGCTCTTGGAGTCGAGCGCGGTCTGCAAGCCTGTCACGTCGCCAACCGCGTGTTGATGGGCCGACGGAGCAAACGTGCTTGGCACGTTGGTCAGGTTCGCATAGCTGATGACGGGCACGGCGTGAACGTGATCGCTCCTGCTGGCGAGCGAACTGGTGCCCGCCGACGCTGTGCCAAGAGCCGATGGCGTGGCGTCGGAGAGCGAGACGCTAGAGCCGCCGCCCGCGCCGTCCGCGCCTCGCGGGATGCCAAAGTCGAGCGTGACGTTCGCCCCGCCGTTGCTTGGCGTTGCCGTCACGGTAGCAGAGCCACCAGCAGCCACCGTCGAGACGTTGCCGATGGTGAAGCTCGGCGTAGTCCCGTTGGTGCCGCGAGGGATCGCAAACGACAGCGTCAGGTTGCCGTCGCTCGTTGTGCCGGTGACGCTGGCGTTGCTGCCAGCCGCCAGCGTGGTCGTGCTGCCGACGCTCACGGACGTAGACGGGCCAGCCGGTATGCCGAAATCAAGCACGGCTGCGTAGCTTGTGCCGTTGGTGTTCGTCACTGTGGCGTTGCTTCCAGCCGCCAGCGTCGTGACCTTGCCAACCTGGACGGTCCCAGACACGACCGTGGCGTTGCCCGGCGAGATCGTGCCGAGCGACACATTGACCGCACCGCCATTACCGACAGTCGCATTGACCGTCGAGCCGTTGGAGACGGCGACGTTAGCCGCCCCGGCGTTCGTGACGTTGACGGTGATGTTGCTCATGGTGCCTTTGCGATGAGGTCGCCAGAGACAACCGTGCGAGTCACGCCGGCAGGAGTCACCCACCGCACAAAATGCCGGTACTTGATCGCAGGCGACAGCGTCACCGTCTGGGCTTCACTCACGCCCCACGACAGAGTGCCAGCCGCAGCGTTCACGACCGTGATCGTCGGCGTGATCGCCGTGGCACCGACAGCGTTGATCGTTCCGCCACCACCACCGAAGAAGCCGTTAGTGGAGACGACGTAGACGCCTGCCGTAAACGTGTAGCCCGTCACGTCAACGTCTAGGTCAAGCGTGAAGTTGACTTCGTCAGCGACCACGAACTCAACCGTTAGGTCGCCAGGAAGCTGAGAAAACGTCGGCATGCGTCACGTCCTTCGTTGCGGCATTGTTGCCGGATGTTCTTGTTTTCAGACCGGCTCGGTCAGTACGTGCCGCCGTCAAGCGTCACGTTGTCAATTGAGCCGCCAGTGATCGCCACATTGCCTGCCGACTGCGTTGCCATGCTGCCAAGCCCAAGGTTCGTACGAGCCGCAGACACATCGGCCACGTCCGACAGATTGCTCGCCTTTGCGAGCTTGCCGGAAATGGACGTTGTCACTGTCGTAGAAAACGCAGCATCCGACCCGAGAGCGTCGGCCAGCTCCTTGAGCGTGTCGAGAGCCGCCGGGGCGGCATTGATCACGTTGGAGATCGCCGTGCTTACGCTGCTCTGGGTTGCATATGTGCTGGCCGCCGTTGCTTGTGAAAGGTAGGTCGATGCAGCGGCAGACGTGGTCAGGTAGTTCGACAGGTTGGCATTGCTAATCGCAGAGTCCACGTAGCTTTTGGACGCATACACTGACGGCCCACCGATTGCGATGACGCTGGTGGCAGACCCACCAGCACCGCCCGTGCCAACGCCAATGAACAGCGTGCCGCCGCCGGCCACGCCTTCGCTATAGGAAAGCTCTGCGTTTTGCAGCGTCGTCGGTGCCGCCGATCCTGTGGACCGCTTGATGCGAATGGTGTTCGCCATGTCAGTAGTTGCCCCCGTCTAAGAGTTGTGGTTCGTTAATTGCGGTGACTTCAGTCCATGTGGTCAGGTTTGCGTTGAGCCGCCACGCCTTCTGTGTGTCGATCACCCAGACCAGCATGCCCGCCTCTCGCCTCAGAGCCGGGATTGCGTCTCTCTCGGCTACGTCTGCCACGCTGCGGTAGCCGCCCTTGCCGTACAGAGCCTCGTGCGATGCGTGCGTATCTGTCGTGTCGAATGGCACGACCGGCGCGAGTACGTTGGTGCCCTTGATGCTTGACATACGTCATGTCACCACGAGATTGACGGTGCCAGTGATCGGATACGTTGTGCGGTGAATGCCGTAGCTTGCCGCAGCCTGCCCAGCAAACGTGATCGTCCGTGTCGTCGTCTCCCAGGCAGACGACGTCAAGCCGCTGACGGCAAACGTCGGTACGCCGAAACTCGTCGGCAAGACGACGTAGATATACGCAGTGTGTGCGGTGATCGTCCTCGACTGTGCCCGAGAGCCTCCCAGGTCATTAGCGAGGCTGGCGACGATCTGAGCGTCAGTGATGGTCGTCGCAGCAAACGAACCCCAGAAGCGACGCCTGAGCGTCGGAGCGACCTGTGCCGCCTCGGCAGTGGCAATCGTGTGAACACGCACCGTCTGCCGGAATGCGTCGCCGTAATGAAACACCGGGACGCCACGCGGGCTCGTCACCTCATACGTGATGTCAACGCCGTTGATCGTGTCAACGATCTTGTCATGCCGCAGCGGCTCGCCAAACGGAAGAGTGCCCGCCTTGATGACGAAGTCACGCGACTCCCACTGCTCTATCACGCCGGAAGTGCCCTGCGACTCAAAGCGGCTTGTGCCAATCGTGGCACTGACTGTGCCGTAGTCAGCCCCGCGAGAGTAGCGGACAGACCGCGACGCGCTCGCCGACAACTGACCGGCGAGCCACGCTGCACCGCTGGCGAGTAGATCGGACATAGGCACCTCTAACCACAAGACCGCCGGCGGCGCGGAAAGGATGAAACGCTGCCGCCGGCGGCTTGCAGTGGGACGGGAATCAACCGACGTTGAGGATGACCATCACCGACGCATCGCCCGACGCAGCCGCAGCAGCGGCCTTGCCAGCCCGCTTGTGCGTGCTGGCAGTGGTGGTGACGACGCTGTTGGTGGCGTCCCAGTAAAGGAGCGCACCCTGCGAGACAGCGCCCGAAGCCTTGGCGATGCTCCACACGCCATCAACCGACACCGCACCCAGCGCGTTGGCGGCGATTGCACGAGGGGCCACGGTCACGAGATCAGCGAGAAGGACGACATCGCCAGCGGCAACAGCAGCCGAAGGCGTGTAGTCGATCAGACAGCCAGCCTGAGAATAAGAAGCCATTAGGATCACCTACTTTCTGGGAAATGGGTTTGTTTGGAATCATGCCGCCGGGCGGGCTTAGGCTCCCGCCCGGCGGTCACGGTTTGTCAGATCACGAAGCGTCAGCCTTCACGCCGGCGAGGTATTCGGCCTTCGCCACACCTACGTCGAAGTAACCCCGCATCTCGACACCCAAGACGTTGAAATTGGCTTCCGCCGTCTCAACGATGGGGGACTGGACGCCGTTGAGGAAAGCCACTTCCATCACCGGCAGATCAGCCGGAGACGCAAGCAGGTAGTAGTCCTCGGCACTCGACAGGTAGCTTGTCGAGACGACCTGATACCGACCGGCGAGCACGTTGCGATCCGGGGCAGCGGACGAACCGCCGACCAAGAGCGACGAGCCCATGATCTCAGCCGCAGCGAGTTCCAGATCAGCCGGAACGAGCAGCACGCGGGGATCGACAGCAACCGGGTTGCCGTCCGGGTCTTTCAGCTTGCGGAACATCGTGGCAATGGCCTTGAGGTTCGCGAGGGAGAGAGCACCGGCGGTGTTCTTCTTGTTGCCACGACCCGTGGTGAAGAACGTCGAATCGTCTTGGAACGAAGCCCAGAACAGATCGTTCAGAGCAAGAGCGCCGCCACGACCCAACCGCTGAGGCGCGGCAGTCAGGGCACCGAGGTCATCGTTGATCAGGTCAGTGCGAGTGACGCTGGTCATGATGCCGTAGGTCTCCGCCGAGATCGTCCGGCTCTCATCGCTGAAGCCAGAGTTCTTGATCTCGCCGCCGTTGGCGACCTTCTGGAACTTCATCCCGCCGTTGAGCCGGTAGCTCGTGACACTGCGGAAATCGTTCACGCTTCGCACAGACGAGATCGACCGCCACGAGCTCTCAACGCCGTTGAAGCCAGCGAGGAGGAACTTGTTCACGGTGCTCGACAGGATGCCGCTGATGCTGTGGGTCGCCCACGCAGCAGCGAGGATCGGACGCAGCGTTGCAGCCGACACACGGCGAGGACCGACGTAGCCGCCTTCCTCAGCAGCCGAGAGCAGCACTTCGCCGAGGCTCGTGGTCCGCTGGATCTTGCCAGCGGCTTCGAGGGTCTTGGCGTCGTACTGCTTCTCGACATTCGGCAGGCCGCCTTGGAGGGCGAACGCTGCCTCGATGACTTCGGGCGTGCGAGCGGTCGGCTGCGCCATGTGAACGGCAGGAGCCGCAGGACGCTCGTCGCGGGTGGCGATCAGCTTTTCCATGTCGGAAACTTTCTTTTCGTAGGTTGCGAGCCGAGCCAGGAGAGCCTCGTTGGCGTCCTGCTTGACTTCGTTCTCGGCCACCACGGCGACGCTCGCCGTGACTTCCACCGGCGTCTCGACGACGTCGGCAGGCTTCTCGCTGGCGTGGTCCGCCATGACTGACTCCTCTGCCACCTCTTCGGCGGCAATGGCGACGCTGGTAGCTGCATCAGCGCCCAAGGTGACGAACGAAACCTCACGCAGCGATGAGGCTTTGACGACTCGCACTGGCCCGATATGGGCAGTGCCGTTGACGGTGGTGACGCCTTCGGCGTCGATCTTCTGGTGCCTGCGAACATCGGCACCTACGCTCGCTTGGAACTGGTAGCCAGCGGCACCAAGAGCGGCGACCTGCCGTGCGTTCTCGTTGTCGGCCAGGATCTCGCCTTCAACGATGATCTGCCCGGCTTCGATAAACGGGCGACCCTGCCCGACGATGGAGCCAAGTGCGTAGTCGTGACCGACGACAACCGGCACAGTCGCCGGCAGCTGCATGCCAGCCATGTCGATCACGACCGGCTCACGGCTCCAGCCCTGACGGATAGGAGCACCCGTGTAGGCGACGATGCGAAACTTCTTGCCAGCCGGTGCCGAATCGCCGTCGGCGGCTTGCAGAAACGTGACGCCAGAATCCAACTTGATTGCGTTCATCGCGCCCCCATTGGTTCGCCGTTCTCGTCGAGCGTCCCGCCGTAATTCGTTTCCGGCGTGAAATCAACGAATAGGTTGAGTTCCTTCATCATCGCCACCTCGGCGGCACGCTGACGCAGTTCGACATCCCACTGCTTGCCAGCCTTGGCGTACTCAGCCGCCAGCGTGGTCGTGTGCGTCCGCAGCCGAGTCTCGGCAGCGTTTGCTTCCTTGGATGGGTCAACGTGCTCTTTGCCATCCCACTGCCACGACCAATCCCACTCGCTGAACGGCGGCACGCCTTCCGGCAGCACACCCGCAAGCGTGGCTTCGTTGACCCAAGCCGCAAGCAGACGGTCGAGCATCACACGCTCAAGATCGTCACGCATGACCCGCTGAGTCGTCGCGTAGATTTGGTGGTCCATGCGACCGCTCGCATAGTTGTATGACGACGAGTCGAGAGCACAGACGTTGAACGGCAGATTCATGCAGCGCCCCAGCTCGCCGAGAATCTGACGCACGAACGACGGGAACTGCGTCGTAGGCTGCTCTGCCTTCAGCTGCTCGAACGTCCAGCCGTCTGGCAGCGTGACCATCGTGCGCTTCTCAATCGGCATCTCGGCGAACGCTTCGACCTCGTCAATCTCGGCGGCAGGCGAGTTCGTCCGCAGGAAGCCCGCGAAGTCGGCGGCAGTCTCAGCCGCAGCCACAACCGCCTCGGTGTAGCGGCGAAGCTGACCAAACAACCTCAGAGCCGGTGCCACCTCTGGATACCCACGGTGTTGACCGGGCCGGATAGGCCGGAACCAATGCACCATCTGGGCAGCAGGCACGCGCTGGAATTGCAAAGTGTTGACGCGGAAATTGCTGCCGGGATGGAAGTTGAGAACTTGGTAGGCAACGACGTTGCCGACGGAGTCAAACTCCATGCCGTCAACAGTCGAGCCGTCTGGCGTGATCGTCTCGCTCATCAGTTCCGTAGGCGTGGCGACCATCTCGGCTTCCACAAGCCGCAGGTCAAGCTGAACGCCAGGCAGGCGAGGATTGGAAATCATCAGCGAGAACGCTTCGCCGTCCACGACCAAAGCCTCTCGCATCGTCCGCAGCTTCGCCGGAAGGTCGATCTGCCAGCCCCAGTCGAAGAACAGCTTTTCGATTGCACGTGCGCTTTCGTCGTCGCCAAACTGCAACTGAAGACGCGGGCCTGTGCCGACCAAGTCATTGGCGAGCGTGGACGAGATGCCAGCGAGCCACGAGTTATTGGCACGCTCGTAGCGAGCACGGTTCCGCATCTCGCGCCGCTTCATCGGCGAGAGTGCCGCATCCGCAGCGAAGGCGTCAGCGTTTGCCCAGTGCCGCCGGTCGTCTTGGCTCTCGGCAGCGTCGAACTTTGCACGGACACGCACGGGCACCGCCGCCGGCTGCGGCCTGTTGCCACGAGAGAACAGGTTGCCTAGCAGTCCCACGCTAGATAGTTCCTGGCGGAATGAGCTTATTGAACCGCAGACCACGCCGCGTGTTCGTGCCGCTGCCCGTGGCTGCGTTCTTGCCAGCCAGGTACTTGTCAGCCTCAATCATTGAGGCGACGTCCTGTGCCTCAACTTCGCCTGCGTCGGTACGGACCCGCTTGGGACCGGATGCCGTCTCGGCAATCTTTGCGCGTAGTTCGTCGCTCATGCGAGCAACGCTACGGGAAGCACCGCATGAGTCAGACCGGGTATGCCGTTAGACTTCGACCCACTCAGAGCCGCGCCGCTCAAAGAGCACGACGTCAGCCACGCCTAGCTTTCTGGCGATGTCTGCCGTGTACGGAGAGAACACTGCAAGCGGCTTGCCGGAAGTGATGACGCCCGACGAAAGCAGGAACGCAGTCAACGCCGTCGCCTTGCCTGTCTGCCGATAGCGTTCCTCGACGTACTGCTCAAGCGTCTGCATGCCACGCCAAACGTGCGAGCACGCCCAAGCCAGCATCGCACCATCAGCGTGCCAGACGGCGACCGGCGTGCAGCTGCTTGCGTCACCCTCAAGCACCTGGGCAACCTCAATCTGAAACTCGCTGCCCTGCTTCGTCAGCCGCGAGCGGATGGCGAGCATGTCACGGGGGTCAAGACCGTCGATGGTGGTGAGCGTGATCTGGTTCATTTGAGACGCTTTACCTGAATGATCTTTTTCCCGTTTGAATTCGTCGGGATTGTCACCTTTTTCCGCTGGCGTCCGCCCGCCTCGGTCGCCACTGGTTGCACGCCTGCAATCGACGCCGCCACAGCAGACCCAACAAGACAGTCCCACCAGTGATTCTCGCGCCGGTTGTCTAGCTTCCACTCGTCCACGACTCGCCCGCGTGCCTCGGTCCGCACCGGGTACTCGCTGGTCAGATGCTCCACCAGCATGTCATGCTCGCCAGCGTGGAGCGTGATAGCCTCTGGATCGCCCATCGCTAGACGAAGCCGAGCCGCCGAGAACGTCTTCCAGAAGTTCGTCTCGTAGACGCCGTATCGTTGATTCGTCGCCGTCTGCCTCATCACCCAGTTCAGACCTATCTTCTCGCCTCGCCCCTTCTTCTCAGTGAGCGAGCCGCCAGACGCACCGATGCCCTTGCCGTGAGACGGCAGCAGCATCGCCGCAAACGTGGACCGCCGGCAGAACGTCCGCACCGTCTCCGTAGACTGCCCCCAGTTGGCGTCTATGAGCACCTGACGCACACGCATTGGCACGTCGTCCTCACGTATCCAATCCTTGCCGAGAAGTATCTGCGTCAGCGACTCCAGGCCAGCGGATAACGCACCCTCGAACCCGGCACCCTTGGCAGAGAGTGCCAACGTCTTTTTGGCGTTCTTAGCCTCGAAGAACGTACTGGCTTGGTCAGGGTAAGTGCCGTATGCGACGACGTGACCGCCAAACGAATCGCCCCACGATGCGACCAGCCAGTAGAGCAGCCGATCCTGCACGTCGATGAACGCCGTCACCGTCTGGTGGGAAAGTGGGACAGTCCCACGAGACAGCGTCAACGCCCGAGCGGCGAGCGCCCGCTTGTCGAGTTTCTCGGACGAGATGTCATCGGCGAGCGGTGCGTTTTGGTACTCCGCTTGGAAAGCCGACTCACCACGGTCGATGCGTAGATTCCATGCGTGTTGGATCGCCGTCAGTTCGTCGTCATGTTTCCGCTCCGGCCACGCCACGCGAGACCCGGCGTCCATCGTCGCCTGATTCGCCCGATAGAAGGCGTCAGCTGCCGCAGTGCCTTCACCGCTACGCTGCCCCTCTCGACGCATCTCGGAATACTGCCCCCACAGTTCATCCGCCGTCGGCCACTCGTAGACCAGCTTCGTACGCTCGCCCTGCCACGACGGATGACGCATCCGGTCCAGCAGCCGGTCAGCCAGGTCGTCGGGACGAATCACCGTGATCGTCGCCAAACCGGCGATCTTCGCACCGGGACCGGCGAGACCGAGGATGGCACCCGAGAGGATGCGTTCACGGGTGGCGACCTGCGACGGGCTTGCACTGCTCTCGTCAGTCTGCGGGTCGTCTATCAAGCACAGATTGGGGCGGATCGTCTTCCCGTCTGGGCGAGTGTGGCTGATGCCACGGATTCGCCCAGTGATGCCAGCGACACGCACAGCCGCACCAGCCGAGGCGGCACCCTTGATCCACGGCAACGTGACCTTGTCGGCGGTCCATCCCATGTGCGTCGGCTCGCCTTCGCACGTCTGACCACGCACCCGAGCGGTGATGCCCTCCAACGCACGCACCGGATAGCACGCCGCCGGGAAGTCTTCAGCCAGCAGGTCGTTCTGCTCTAGGTGACTCTTGAGCGTGTCGAGCATCTGGCAGGCAATCGCTTGGTCACTGCCCACGAGCATCACGAACGAGCGATGACCGTAGAGCATCGCCCACAGGCAGGCCCAGATCGACAGCGTGCTCTTGCCTGAACCACGAGGCATGGCGAAAGCGAACAGTTCGCCACGCAGCACCGCAGCCTCAATCTTGGCAATCGCCGTCAGGTGATCAGCAGACCACGCCAGAGGGAACGACTCAGAACCGTAGACTTCGCAGAACTGGCGAAACGAATCACGGCAGGCGTCACGGCGTTTGACGTCCTTGACCGGCGGAATGCTGCCGATGTCACGGCCGGCGGCACCGACTTGGCGTGAGCGTTCGCCCGTCCGACGCTTGATGTCGTCGTACCTAGCCTTCGCCTTGTCCTGTCGGTCTTTTTGGTCAGCGCGAACCAAGCGTCACCCGGTGGCTAAAAAACACGCAAAACATGGCAAGCTCGCCGGGGAGGCTAGAAGCAAAAACCGCCG